AACTTAAGAAGATTGTTTCGTATACAATTAACGACACTGATGATGATCAACTGTATTTTCAAAGAAAGTTTCTAAGTAAAAAATACGACATGAAACTGGATCATGAGGGGTACGTTTTTCAGTGTATTTCAATGGTCGAGGATAAAATTGGGTTAAACAAACACAATCAGATCACAAATTCTGAAACTCGATGTACAGGAGTTGTTTTACATGGAAATGGTGGTCCTATTGCGAAAGATCGTTTTGATGCAATCTATAATTTCCTTTATCCAGATAAACCACCCACAAAATACACCTTTGCAAATACAAAAAACTTTAGAATCGTTGGACCAGAAATCATATGCATTAAGTTTATGACGCCTCAAATGTGTGCCGATCTAATTGGTATGGCTGAAGAAACTGCGCGCAAAAATGGTGGGTTTAAACCATTAGAATATGATAAATTTCCAGCACAAGAACTTCGCATCAAAGCAATTGATCAAGGTTTGTGGAACGCTATTGAAAAAAACTTAAAAGAGTACATCTTTCCTGTAATTGAGTCTTATTGGGCACCGACGCAGATGTATGGTGTTCGGGATCTTTTTGTAATTCGTTATAGCCCCGATACACAAAAATCACTTAACTGTCACAATGATGCTTCCATGGTAAGTGGAACGGTAAAACTCAATAATGATTATACAGGGGCAGAATTATACTTCAGAAGGCATAATATTAAGAATACTGATATGGAAGTGGGCGAATTGATGCTTTGGCCAGGACAGGTGACTCACGGTCACGAGAGCCTACCAATTACAAGTGGAACTAAATATAGTCTAGTTCTATGGACACAACGCCACCCAAGAGATGAAATTTAATGGCTAAACCTACCTCTCGCGCCGAATTAAAAGACTATGCGCTACGCAAATTAGGGTTTCCAGTCGTAGAGATTAACGTCGACGACGATCAGTTAGACGATCGTATCGACGAAGCTCTTACGATGTATCAGCAATTTCATTATGATGCAGTTGAAAAAACCTATTATAAACATCAGGTTACTAGTGGTGACGTTGCCAACACATATATTTCGATGCCAAGTAGCATTATTGGTGTAACTCGTATGTTCCCAGTCAGCACTGACAGCGTTAACTCGAACGCTGCAGGCAATTTTAATATGTTCGATTTGACGTATCAGTTACGTTTGAATGAACTTTACGATTTTACCTCTGCTGATTACGTTTACTATGCGCTCGCAAAACAACATATTCGTACACTCGACCTTCTATTTTTAGGCGAACAACCTGTTCGTTTTAATCGTCATGACGATAAACTTTATATCGATATGAAGTGGAATAATCGAATTGTTGTCGGTAGTTACTTGGCCATTGAATGTTATAAAGTCATAGACACAGCAGTTTCCACAGAAATATGGAATGATAGTTGGCTTAAAAAGTATGTAACTGCATTGTTCAAAAAGCAATGGGGCGAGAATCTTAAAAAGTTTTCTGGCGTTCAACTTCCTGGTGGAATTACATTGAACGGTCAACAAATATGGAATGAGGCTGAACAAGAGATTGAACGTCTCGAAGAAAAACTTCGCGACACATATGAAGAACCACCACAGTTTGAGATTGGTTAATGCCAACATCAGTTTATTTCAATAACTATAATTCTCATGCTGAGCAACGATTATATGAAGATTTAATCGGTGAAGTTGTTCACACATACGGAATAGACGCAAAGTATATTCCAAGAGAATCAGAGTCATCTTTTGATCTTGTGTTTGGTGACGATCCAACTAAGAAATATGATTCATCATATCCAATCGCGGTTTATGTTCAAAATGTTGATGGATTTCAAGGCGGCGATTTGTTTAGTAAATTTGGTCTTGAGATTCGTAAACAAGTTCAATTCGTCATTCCTCATCGCGCATTTAAGCAAGGTATTCCACAAAATCTACTTCGTCCAAGAGAGGGAGATTTATTGTGGTTGACTAATTTTAAAAATCTATTTGAAATTACTTTTGTTGAACGTGATAACTTTTTCTACACATTCGGTAGATCAAGTTATTATGGCTTTCTTGTTACTTGTGAACTATTCCGTTACAGTAACGAAGATCTTGCAACAGGCGATCCAGAAGTTGATGTAATTGAAAATGAATTGTCATCTGCGTTTAAATACACTATGACTGCTGGTGGAACGAGTACTTATGCATTGAACGAGCAAGTATATCAAGGAACAAGTTTAAACGCTGCAACTGCAATTGGTTACGTTGCAAGATGGGATAAGCCTACTTTGAGTTTAGAATTAAAAGATGTAAAAGGAAGATTTGCTACAGGCTCCGCTATTGTTGGAGTAGAAAGTGGAGCAAGTTATGTGTTATCAAGTACAAATCTGTTTGATAATACGAATGATGGTTTAGAAAACAATTTCGATTTTGAATCTGAAGCAGATGGTGGGATTTTAGATTTTACTGAATCTAATCCATTTGGTGAACCATAATGTTAGGTAGTCCATTTTATCATAGAACAATACGCAAAAATGTTATTGCGTTCGGTTCACTTTTCAACGACATTACTCTTGTTCGTTATTTAAAAAACAGTTCAACAGAAATTGAACGTTTTAAAGTTCCGTTGTCATATGCAGCAAAAGAAACTTTTATAACTAAATTGCTTGGCGATCCTGACCTACAAAAAAATGTGCAGGTCGTTTTGCCAAGAATGTCATTCGAGATTACTTCAATAACATATGATTCGAGTCGAAAAACGTCATCATTTAACGAGACATTTTTTATTAAATCGAATTCTAAATTAGATTATTTGCGCAGTGGTGTACCATATACAATTGGTTTTGATTTGCAAATTTATGTTCGTAACGTTGAAGATGGTACACAAATTGTCGAACAAATTTTACCATATTTTAATCCAGATTACACAGTTTCTGTTAACTTCATTAATAATCTTGAAACAAAAAGAGATGTTCCAATCATATTAGAAAATGTTTCATATTCTCAAAACTATGAAGGAGAAAAGGGAACTGTTCGTTATTTGATATGGACATTATCGTTTACTATGAAGACATACTTTTTCGCTAACACTTCAGAATCTAGTGTTATCCGTAAAGTTGTTGCAAATACGTCGTATGAACTTGAATCAACAGCATTACGTCAATTCATTGTCGAAAATGGTTGCATCTATAAGATTGGCGAAACAGTATATCAAGGACCTAATGTACCAAACGCAACTGCAGTTGGTATAGTCAGTAGACAGTTTGGAAATAATGTCACAATTCAATTACGATCAGGAAAGTTTGATATTGACAAACCATTGTTTGGAGTAGACTCGCGAGCAAATTGTTCAATTATTGAAGATGTTAATGAACCATTGCAGCTCGTATATCAATCTGCAACACCAAACCCATTAAATTCAAGTTCTAATAGTGATTTTGGATTTACAGATGTATTGCAAGAATACCCATACATCTATCCTGTTACTGCAAATACAGATACATATAGTACAGATTCGTTAAACATCACTGTCGATACTAACCAACTAACCTCGGACGAAGAGCAATAAAATGGCAAGACAAAATATTAATATCGGCACAGCAGCAAACGACGGCACAGGCGATAAACTTCGCGTAGCCTTTGATAAGATCAACGATAATTTCGTTGAATTGTATGAGCAAGGCGACAAAGGAACTAAAGGCGACAAAGGTGAACCTGCTGTTGGTGGATCAGGTGCACAAGGAGCACAAGGTGTTGCTGGCGACAAGGGTGCAACAGGCGCGCAAGGCGTGCAAGGTGATATTGGCACAAAAGGCGATAAAGGTGAAGTTGGAGTGCAAGGTTCTGCTGGTTCGACTGGCGCACAAGGCGATGCTGGCACAAAAGGCGATAAAGGTGAAGTTGGAGTGCAAGGCGCACAAGGTGCTGTTGGCGATAAAGGAGAAAAAGGCACAAAAGGTGATGTCGGAGCACAAGGTGTACAAGGTGCTGTTGGCGATAAAGGAGAAGTTGGGGTTCAAGGTGTCCAGGGCGTTCAGGGCGCATCTGGCGGTGGTGCTAATACAGGTAATGTGACATTTAGCGACCAAATTGTAATAGGCACTGGCAGCAATGATGGCAGTGGCGGATTGTATTTGGCTCCTGGAAATAATAGTATTGCTAATAGTGCATTACAATACCTGAGAGTGCGCGGTGGTGATGTTGTCACACACATTCACCTTGACACAGGCAACAACGCCTTTTATGACCAATACTTTGGTAATGATGCTAAGTATGTAAAATTAGAAGCAGGTGATGCAGGCAATGTCGTAATCGGTACTGATGATGTTAATAATCAGTACAGTTGGTCATTTACTAGTGACGGTAATTTAATATTACCATTAGGCAGTATTGTTTATGAAACCAACATTCCAGACCAATCACTTAGTGGTAGTGCTATTGCTTTAAAACCAATAGGTGGAACTACTGCCAATCAACAGTTATTAATATATCCAACAGCGGCTGACGGTGACCATATACATATGACAAGTGGAAACTTATATGCAACTGAGTTGTTCTTAGGCAGTGATAACTTCTATGTTAAGTTAGCAAATACAGGTAATGTTGTCGTTAACAGCAATGATGCGGCAGGCAATGCCGCACAATGGACTTTTGATACCACAGGTAACCTAACAGTTGCAGGCAACATCAACTTTGGCGGTGACGCCAGTGCAGGACCCAGTTTCAACGATTTCGCCAGTGTAACTTCGGCGGCCAACTTTGCCATCGTCACTGATTCGGCCGACACAGCCCCGACCTGGAACTTTGACTCAACCGGCAACTTGTCTGCTCCAGGTAATATTGGTGCTGTTGGCAATATCACCGGCAACTACATCTTTGGTAATGGTAGTCAACTCACTAATGTTACAGCATCGGTTCCCAGTCAAACAATTCTACCCACTATACAAACCATCACGGTTGAGGCCAGGCCAGCCGGTTTGTTTGGTGGCGGCACAGGGGGTGCCAATGTAACAGTGGCCAATACTATTCCAGTAACTGAATATGGTGTGATCATAACCGATGGCACAGTAAGTGAAAAGTATAAGACTGGTAGTTTGGGCAGCATTCCAGGAACAGTATCATTAACTTTTACGACTGGGTTGAATTCCGCACAGTTTACGGTTTTTGCTTATGTGACCAGCAATGCAGGCACATTCTATTCAAATTCAGCCACCGGAACTTCGGGCATTTGCTTGTTGGCTGGAACACAGATCGCACTCAGTGACGGCTCATACAAATCTATAGAAGACATCACCTACCATGACAAACTGTTAAGCTGGGACTTTGATCGTGGTTGTTATGCAGAAACCACTGCTGTGTGGATCAAACGGGGAGAAACTGGAAGTCAGTATAACCTGCTCACATTCAGTGATGGCACAACTCTACGCACATTTGATCAGCATCGTATCTTTAACAAACAAGCCGGAGCATTTACCTATCCAATGACAGAGGCAACTCCCATTGGAACTGTCACAGTCAACGAACATAGGCAAGAGATTACCTT